ACACTAGCTAGTGCCATACCAGAAGCAGTTTCCCATACATCCTCTAACATCACCCAATCAGTATCTTTAAGAAGTTGTGTTCTCATCGCACGCAATGAACCCAAGTTCTCTGGAATTTGATTGTCAACAAAATACTTTTCACGGTTTGCTTTATCCAACGCTGCCTGTTGTGCAGCATCGTATGTCTCTTTGTATTGTGTACGAAGAGGTGATAAAGTTTCATATAAAACCGTTGCTTCATCAACCTTGGATGAATCATTTGTAGTAAGTGCTGTCTCACCACGTAGATCCTGATTCTCTGCAAGGTACCAAACGGGTTCACCAACAGGATTATCTGCTTTCCAATAGTGTATGGTTGTTAATTCATCCACACCAGCTACGTGAAATGCTCCATTGATAGCAGGTAGGACAGTATTAGTCCAATCACTATCAGAGATCTCAAATCCCTGTTGAGTACCGTCTGGATTTCTACCACCGATAATTTTTCTGGGAACCCAGAGGATAAAATCAGCTTCCGCAAAATTACGAGCCATTTAATAGATACCATCCTGTCAATATGTATTTATCACCTGATAAAACTAGGTTTCCTTTATGTGTGTGCGTGAAACCTGCTGGCCAAATTAGCATTGTACCAGTAGTAGGTTTAACTCTTCTTGTCTGATCAAGAAACTCTGTCTCTCCTCCCTCAAAATCCTCATTTAGATATATCATCCAAGTCAATACACGGTGAGCATAAGATAAACCCATTGCTTCGTAGTGCCACGTATGGTATCCACCAGATTGAGGAGTATGTTGAAACTTAATCACAGTACTCATCAATGGTTGTGTTGCAAGTTGCCGATATTTCCAGATATAATGGTCAACACAAGCTCTGATATACTGTACTGTACATTTCTGCAAGTCATAGTTATTATGATTAATCAGGATCTGTTTATCATACCTACCTAAGTTACCATCATTAAATTGAAACCTACCATCTCCTACACCTCCATCATCCTGAGGTTGAGTTATAGCTGCTGTATTTTTAAGGTCTTTATACCAATCAATGAACTTATTACAAACATTTTCTGGCATAAAATTATCCCAGACTCCAATGAAGTCTGAGAAATCAACCTTTGTTATATTTTCATCAAGCATCAACTCTAGAGGCTTGATGGGTGGTAAATTGTTTTCCTCTGCCATAACGAAGTTTAAAGGGTCAAAAAATTTGCCGAGTTTTTTTCCTTGTTTATTATATCACATTTATGGGTTTCCGTCAGCTGGAGACCATAATGTGTTGATATCTGAAGTTGTAAACACTCCAGCTGGTAGTGCGATTGCGAAGTTACCTGTAGCAGCAGTGTTAGCGTTAGTAGATGCACCAGTAAAGTCAGAAACGTTACAAGAAACTGTTAAGTCATAGTAATCATTGTCGCTGTTAGCACCAGTTATATCCTCAACTCTAAACTTACCGTTAGTAACCTTACCAAATAGTTCACCTGTTGAAGAACCAATATGACATATAATACTTGAGCAATTCCAAGTTGAACCTGCTGGTACACTAGCTGGTGACACATCAACATAAGACTCGTTGGTACTAATAGGACCAAACTGTAATGTAGCACCCTGTTGTGTTATGCTTGCGACTTCTACCCAAGCATTACAGTCAGTGCCATCACTATCCCAAACACAGAACTTCTGATTGACTCCACCAGTACTAGAGTTCTCAACGTGGTATCCACCAGTACCAGTACCAAAGTACTCCTCTACCTGTATCTTATATGTCTTTGAAGTACCAAAATCATTTACTTCATCACCCACAGTATATCTCTTAGCACCAACACCACTACCAACCTCTAGTGGATTTCCAGTTGTATTAGTTCCCACATCAACATTATTGGCTGTGAAAGTATAGACTCCAGTAGCAACAACAAGTCTCACTTTATAAACTGGACTAACTGTAAAGTTAGAAGCAAAGGTAGTTTGCCAACCACCAGTTCCTGTAACAACAGAAGTATATGTTGTACCACCAGTAACAGTTACAGTAGCTGAATCACTACCAGTTTGTGTACTAGTGTTCTGATCGAATGATATACCAAGAGCAGATATAGAGTAGTTGCCAAGTGCAGTACCGTAATCGTTTGGATCATCATTCCATCCAAAGTTAAATGTAACTGATGCAGTTCCACTACCAGTTGTAACTAAGTTACCAGTTCCATCGAAGTACATACCAACGTTACTGGTAGATCCAGTCTGGTTAAAGTATGCAATATCCTGATAGTCACTGTACCTAGCAACACGGAATGTAAGTATCTTAAATCTTATAGCAGATGCAGCTTCCTGACCCATTGTGTTAGATGCTTGGATCAAGATCATACCTTGCCTCTTATTCGCTGAGACAGCATTAGATCCACCAGCAGTACTACCATTTTCAGTAGGAGCTATCTTAATACTACTCCAAGTACCTGAGGTTGCATTTCCACTGACTGTACCTAGGTTACTATTGGTGCTATTACCACTTGGGTTAGTTCCATCATCAGCAAAGTCACCATAGTATACTCCACCCGTTACAGTTGAAGCCGTTCCTGTGATAGCCCATCCAACGGTTATTGCTTCTTCACAACAGAAGTACATCCAAGGTAGAGCACTAGTAGTCTGCCCTGAAACATATGAGTATGATGCACTACCACCAGAAGGTGTATATGCTCTAGTAACAGTCAACGTAATCTCAGGCATAAAGAAGACTGAGATATTAACACTAGCAGAATCGGATCCACTATCATTAGTAGCAGTAATTGTAAATGTAGTATCTTCTTGAGGTCCAACAGGTAAGGTACCAGCGTCTGTAGTAGGATTCCATTGACTATATGTTGGTGTTGATGATCCACTAATTCCACCAATATCATCAGCGTCTGTGCTAGACCAAGTTAAGGTTGCTTCAGTATCATCATTAGGATTATAGTTACCTTGCTCAATGACTGTGACATCAGTAGTTAATGTGACCGTAGGTGCTGTAACAGCTACAACAGTTAGAGTTGCTGACTGTGATGCAGAACCATTTGCATTGCTCAATGTAACAGTATAGGTTGTGTCTACTGCTGGAGATACAGCCTGTGTGAAGAATGCTATATTAGCAGCAGATGTACAAGCACTATCAAAGGCAGCGTCAACAGGAGAAGAAGAACAACTTACAAATGTGTCAGCATTAGTACAACTATAGGATATAGTTGCTGAGGATCCAGCATCTATAGATGTTGGAGAAGCACTCATATTAATCTGCGGAGCATTTGCAGCAGCTATATTAACTACCGCAGTAGCAGTAGTATTACCCCAAGTGTTACCTAAGGTAACCGTGTAAGTAGTTGTGACAGTTGGGTTCTGAACAATTGTAGCACCAGTTGGGACAGAAGCACCGAAGTTAGATGCGACAACAGAAGTTGCTCCAGGTGCAGCGTAAGTAACATTAATAGCAGAACCAGAGGTCACTGTTGTTGGTAATACAGATAGGTCAACAGTAGGTGCTGCCTCGTATGTAATATTAGCAACAGCAGTCATCTGTGTGACTGTATTGTACTTAACTCTAATCTCGTAATTTGATATGGTACCACCACTAGAAGGTGCTTCTAGTGTCATACTAATAGTATCACCGTTTACATATCCCGTGTTGACTGCATTACCAGTACCATTAAGGTTAATAGGTGTTGCACCAACAGATTGTCCACCAGATTTTATTACTTCTACATCAAAACTATAGTTGGAACTAACACCATTTAGAACAAAGGTTACCACTGCATCGCCAGAAGCTGTTGTGACACCTATATTGAAAGGACCAACCTGATCTGGAACTGTGTCACCAGCAGGGGGTGCAGGAGGTGCAGTGTATGCAGAACTACTAACTCCAGCAAAGATCATATATGATGTCTCTTGATACTCTGGTTGTAGATCTGGAGTACCATCTAAACCTAAGTCAACATCTAAACCATATGTTATTTGTGTAGCATCCACAGGAGAATACTGAACATTCCACTGCAACATAGATGCGGTTGGTTTAATTAAAGCATTACCGTTAGCATCATATACACCTGCTGTATTTGGATCACCATCAGCAGGTTGTGAGTCACCAAATCCAGTTCCTGAAGAACTTCCCGAAACATTCCAACCAATCCAGTGTGAGTGTGGTGAACCTGCACCACCTACTGCTGGACATTGAGAACCATCGTGTGAGTTTGGACCTGAACTAGCACCACCTTGAACCTGTGTATCACCACCACCAGGAGATGTACGGTCAGCAGTAAATGTACCAGCAGGATTAATTGCCCAGAAATTACCGTGACTATGACTTGGCCAGTGAGGCATTGTGTGGTTAGCTAGGAAACCACTGTTAACATCTACAGTTCCATCAGTAAATTGAGTTGAAGACTGTTGTACTCTGGATGTATTGAATACACTCTGTACACTACCAGTTACTAGTTGTACTCTTGTAGATACGTCTGCTAAAGTTATATTATTCTTACCACCAAAAGATCCACACGTGTTAACTGTACCAGCATCCAATCCTTCTAGTGCTGGAGAAGCACCGTCTGGTCTGAGTCTTCCCGTACCGACAACCCGTCTGTCTCTGAGATCTGGTATCTTAAAATCTCCACTAATGCTAGGAAAATCACCACTAGCACTACCTCCGTATGTATTTTGAATAACTTGATATAAACCTAGGTATTCATTAGGATTAATAGTTCTACCATTACACTCCATCCATCCATCAGGAGCATAATACGCACCAGTATCATCCTTTGGCATCATTGAGATGGTGCCTACTTGTACACCTGTCCAATCAGGTGCTGTTTGGGAATAATACTTTGGCATTAGTACTTGACGATGAATTCCATAATCATATATGGAGATGTAACGTGATTTAGATGTTCTCTACTGTCAGCAGTTAGACCACAGCTAGCAGTAGAACCTGAGAATGATATATCTATCTGAGGTTGAGTGAATTCCAACTGGTTAGAAGCAGCACCACCACCACAGGCGTGAGTGTGGTTTACATCTGCACCAGTGTGATCGATCTCAAAGAAACCAGGAAAGTTAACTCCACCTACACCAATAGCTGGACCTTGCCAGAGGTTAACACCATACTTATCAAACTCTGTTAAGTCGGTGTCAAAACCTATAGCTGTAATATCTGTCATAGTTGGTGCATTAGCACCTACCATACCGTGATCGTGTGCTTCTATCTGAGCAATAGATATGGTAGCAGAACTGTTACCAGCTTGATCTATTGTTAGTATTGGGGATCCTGTTGCTGGAGCTTTATATTCCTCCACACGAATGAATCCAGTATAAGAACTGGATGCTGCATTTTGAATTTGTGCTTTATATCCTATACCAGCACGTTCCACAACACCACCACCACTCATTGCTGGATCACCAAGATACTGACTACCTGCTGTATTACTAGGTTGTAAATGCTTTGATCCTAAATTAGGAACAGAAAATGTGCCAGCAGTAAAATTACCATCAGCATCTAGTGTAGGATTTAATAATGAGGTACCAGCAATTCCTGTTGGATATCTACACGCAGATATTCCACTACCACCAGCAGAACCTACACCTAAAACTCTTGCAAGATCTGGATAGTCTTGTGCTTGATATACAGTTCCATCACATCTCAAATATCCAGCAGGTACACGATCCAACTGCTGACTACTGTTCTGAACTTCTCTAGAAAAAGGTACAATAACTCCTGGTGCTACACCTTGTGCTCCTTTAATTGATGCGTATACCTTTGCCATTAGAATGCTTTAATGATGTATATTGCTGATTGATATGGAGGATTCATAGCCAGTTGAGAGTTACCTACACCTGGATTATTATTTAGAGCAACAGTACTATTAGTAGCGTCGTAGTCCCTAGTGTAAGGAGATATTTGTATACTTCCTCTTTCTACAGTATATTTAACACTTCCGTGACTATGAGCTGCTCCACTACCAACTGTGGCAAATGCTTTAGGATAGTGACCTACTGCACACGCAGGACTATTATCACCACCAGACTCACCACTAGGAGTACCAGTTCTCTGGTCATTACAGTTTTGTATAGTATATGTGTGGTTGTGTGCTGGTAAACAATCGTGTGGTAAAGTTCTTGGTTGAATAGTTGCTACTTGTTCCCAGATACATCCACCTGGTCCAGTAGATTGTATAGCTTGTGGAGGTGAAAAATCAACAGTTGTGTTTGGTCTATTTAATATAAGCCATTCAGCATTCAATGTAATATTTGTTGTTGTAGATCCACCTGTTGTGGATGCATATGCAGATCCTTTATGAACTGGTACTCTATTTGATCCATTTAAGTTTGGTAGAACAAAAGTAGATGATCCTGAACTACCACCGTAGGTATATCCAATAACGGATACTAGTGCAGGATAATCAGCATCATTATATGTCGTACCATCACAGGCTAGCCAACCCTTTGGCAAATCACCTGTGGTACCAGTCCACGACATTATTGTACCTATAGAGGCATTCTTAAAGCCTCTTATTGACGCTAGATTCTTCATTATAGTTCAATTAGTCTCCAACCGATTGAAGCAGTAAGATAAACAAGACCCAAGCCAGCACCTGGTGTCTGAATAACAAGTTGTCCTTGTGTGTCTCCTTGTACAGGAACGACA